TTTTGCATCTTCGAGGGCTTCTCTGCACTCATTCTCAGTAGTAAACTGATTAAGCTGATAGTGCTCGATGTTGTTATTCATAACTTGAAACCAGATTAAAAACCACATTACCACTTCCCCTGAGTTCTACCCATGAAATACAGTACGATAGCCAAACCAGCGAGGCCTGAAAGCACGAGCAAAATACCTACGGTCCACTCTATTAGTGCGCGTTTAAACTGCTCTTTCTTATAAATTTCTTCCTTACGTTGTTTTCGCATCTGAGCCTCGATCTGTAAAACTTCTTCCCAAGCTGATGGGCCATACTGAAAACTGATGAAGTTCTTGATTTCCTTACGCATTTCTGACATCTTTTTCTTTTGCGCAAATATCTCAATGGCACTGTGCGTGTCCGAACCCCTGAATTTATACCACGGGGGATTCTTGATTTGATCTTCAGCAAAGGCAAAGTCACTGCAAGCCTTGCCCCATTGACCAAGCTGACCAGAAATATCTTGAAGTTCACGGCCAACGGAAATGCCCTGCTTGATAGCATTATAAGCGGATGTGGCTAATCCGACTGCTGTAATAGGATCGATCATGTTTCAAAGAACCTCGCAGGGCAAACGTAAAGATAGTTAACTCGAAAGACCCTGTCATACCACAAGCCGTTTGTTGCCGTGCCGCAGTCGTAGTAGCAGTACTGAAACAACTGATTACCGCCCTGCGTCCATGCGTGTCCAAACGACACGAAGACCAACGCGCACAGCACTAGAACTCTCCGACAAACCTCTGAGGTCGGGCTATCGGACTGAACCGTTTGTTAACCGTACCGCCAGAGGAATATTTAGTCTTTCCTGCATTGCTTAACGCAATGGCAACCGCCTGCTTCTGCGGTTTTCCAGCAGCCATTTCAGTCTTGATGTTCTGGCTGATTACACCTTTTGAGCGCCCTTGTTTAAGAGGCATTGTATCATCCCCCTTGTCGCATCTTGTCACGTTGAACCTGGATACGCTCCCGATTCACTTCGTTACGATTGTCCGCGATCTCTTCTTGGCTTTCAATCCGAGCCGCTGCGGATGCGGCCTGCTGCTGCATCTTCTGAAGTTCGATCAGCATATCACCCTGATCTTCCTCTGTCTTACGCTGCAAATCTTTCTCTTTCAGAGCCAACTCTTGCATACGAATCTGGACCAGTGGGTCGCTCATCGGATCGTTGCCCGCTGGAAGTAGCCCCGGAAGTATCTCTGCCATAATCTTTTCCATTTGCAGCGAGATCAACTTCTCCATCTGCCCTGGGTCCTGCATATCCTGCTGAACCTGCGCGATTTGCTGCTGCGCCGCTACCGGATCGATAGCTCCGCTTTGAGCCGCCAACTGTGCCTGTCCAATGATACCTTCGATCTCCGCCGTCACCATCAGGCGAGACTTCTGAGAAACGTGCTCCATAACGTGGGAGTAGAACGTGCCCATGACTTGAGGCGATGTGGATACCAAAGGAGTCTTCATGAACGCCATGTGCATACGGATATGCGCGTCGTGGTCCTGCTCTGGGAACGTGTTCAGAATCTCTCCCATCAGCGCCCGAGCGTTCTCAATCGCTGGATCCAGCGGCTGTGGCTGCGGAGGTGGCGGTAGAATCTCGTCGATGTTCTGGACCTCAAGGGCCTGATACATTCTGCGATACGCCGCGTTCAAGTTGTGCAACTGAGGATTGGACTGAGCCAACTGTAACTGCGTCTGAGCCAGAGTAACCCGTTGCGCCATCGAAAAGATGTTCGGGTCACTGACCGGAATAACATCCACACGACCGTCAAAGTCCTCGGCCATAACCATACGGTCACCGCCGACAACGTCGTAAGGATACCCATCTGCGGGCATGTTGTCCCTAAAGATCCGAGCTAGAACACGAAACTCTTGGCGCTGTGCGTAATGCAGCCGCTTGTGGATAGCAGACATAACTTTCATGCCGCGTTCCAGCATAGCCACTGTAGTCCCCACAGGAGCCGCTGCGTTGCCATCTCCTGTTTGTTGGTCTGCCAGTGACACAAAACGTCTTCCGCCCTCTATGAGGGCTCCTAGAAGCTGTGCGAGGGTAGCTGACGGCTCTTTGTACGGAAGCGGAATGATTGCGTCCCTGATGTTGCCACCAGGAGCGTCAATATCTCGCCATTCTCCGGGTTGTAAGGGTTCGTCGTCATTACGAACCCTTACGCCCCGAGCCTTGAACCCAGCTGGGAGGTTTGCCAAGGTTCCGGCGTCGATCAACTGGCGAAGAATACTCGTAGCTGCGCGTCCCAAACCACCAATCATGTGGATCAAACCAAAGCCGTAGAACCCTAAACCAGGCATAAACTTATAGTGTACGAAGTACTGCATCTTCTTAGAGATGCCTGTGCCCTCTTCGAAGTTCCGGCGGATGGACAGGATATTCCCTGATCCCTCGTCCAGAGTAACAATGTACGGAATCGCAATACCTGTTGGCTCCCCATCAGGAGCCATGTCCTCAAAGCCCTCGATGTCTAAGTCAACATGCATCTCAAGGATCGTGTACACTTCGTCCGAGTAAGTGCGAGACGTGCCTTGAAGCTCGTCTACCTTCTCGCGGACCTCGTCCTCTTGGTTATACTTGCTTAACTCTACGTCACGGTAGAACCCAGCTAATTGCATCTTGCGGATGTCGTTGCCGTCCATGCGTAGAACGTGCGTAACACGCGAAGCGGTAGCCAAATCAGACGCAGCATACGGCACAACCAAATCTTGCGCCGGAACGAACTTAGAAACCGCCCGCTGTTTAGATTCGTCAAAGTAAACTTTCTTAAACGTAGACCCCGAAAGCGGTAAATAGAACAGAAGCTGATCCATATCAGGATCGAACTCTTCCATAACTTCCATGATCTGGTAGTTCATGAAGTCTTTTACACGAGCCGCCTGCTCTTCACGAGCCACGTCCTGCAAACCCAAGACCTGAGTCTTGACTGGGCCACCCGATGGCAGCAACTCTTTGTACGCCTGTGCTTGGAACTGAGTGACACTCTCGGCAATCAACGGGTGAGTTACCCCCGATGCCCCTTGGAACGGCTGTGTGCGCTCGTCGTACTTAACGCCAAGCTGGTCTAAGCCTTGTGTGTATGTCTCTTCCCACTCCGAACGAGACTCCATATCGTCTTCGTATGATGCGCGTAGGTCTGAGGAGATCTCCCCAAGATACCCGTCGTCCAAATATTCGGCTAAGTTAGCGTTGTGAGGAATCTGCTCCTCCGCTTCTTCGCCCTGCATAGCCTCAACTAAGGCTTGGATAATCGCGCCGCCTTGACCGTCCTCGGTAATCTCCGCTCCGCCTGCGAAATCTTCTACCTGCGGGACCGAAACATCAACAGAGGCCTCTGTAGGAGCCATATCTTCGGAGGATATTCCAGAATCTAAAAGTGGTGGCAAAGCCATTAGTAATACTCCCGCTTGCGGCGATACTCGTTTTCGTCGTCGCCCTCACCGTGAAGCGATATAAACCCGCCTTGGCGAAAACGCATTAGTGCTAAAGTCATGCTATCACAAAAATCATCGTGGTCGCCATTGGGAAATGACACAACTTCTTCGATGACCTCGTCCGCAAACTTCTTATCACTTGGGGCCCAGACTACACCAGCCTCGAACAATGGCGCAACCATGTGCATTCTGGTCACTTTATCACGTCCTTTGCCCGGTGAGAAGCCCAGCGCAGGAATCCCGCGGAGCCGCAACTCGTCAATAAGCGGTGTACCCGTCGCTTTTGCTTCGACCAGCACCATATCCGGCTCCCAATACTCATGTTCCTCAAACGCTTTTTCCTTCAATTCAGGAAAGTTCCACCGACCGCGCTGCGCATCCATCAAAATGATGTTGTCAGGGCCACCTTCCTCGGGCGTAAAGATGCCCCAAGTAGTAATTGCGCTGTAATCCGCCGTCTCTTTCTTAGAAAACGCCGTATCATAAGACTGAAGAATGTACTTGACAGGGGGAATCTCTTCTTTCTCCCAGCCCTGCCACCAATCACGCTTGATAATCGCAGATTCCGACGCTGTCGGATGCTGTTGCCACTGCGCATTCCACTTTCCAACAGGCAAAGACGCCTTGATCGAAAGCAAAGCGTCCTTATCCCAGAACTCAGGCCACAAAGGCTTGTCACTCGGCAAGATTGCAGGAAATTCTACGACCTCCCACTGGTCAGACATGGTATCACTGCCCTGCTGGGCCAATAATCTGCCTGTCAAGTCTTTTTTACCCCATCGAGTCATTACCAAAATGATGGTTCCGCCCGGTTGAAGACGCTGACGAGGGCCAGAAGTGTACCATTCGTAGGCGTTGTCGAAGGCTGACTCGCTTAACGCATCTTGTTCCGAATGAGGGTCGTCAATGATAAGTAAATCTGCACCACGGCCAGTAATAGCTGCGCCCACACCCGCAGCAAAGTACTCTGCACCCGCTGTAGTGCCCCACTTACCCGCGCCTTTATTGTCTTCCTTGAGATTGGTGTCCGGAAAAATCTCTTTATACGCTGGATCATCGATCAAATCCCTTACTTTACGGCCAAAACGCACCGCCAACTCAGTGTTGTGCGTAGCCTGGATGATTTTTAACTTCGGATTACGGCCCAAAAACCACGCTGGCATCAAAAAACTTGCAAACTCCGACTTCGAATGTCGAGGTGGCATGTTAATTATCAATCGCTTGAGTTCTCCTCGCGCAACACGTTCAAGTTTTTCAGCAATTATCCGGTGATGACTGCCCTCGATGAAGTTTTCGTAGACGTGATGCGCAAACGGCATGAATTTTTCGCAGGCCTCTTCCCGCAAATCAAGCCGCTTCTTGGCCTCGGTTAAGGCCAGGATCTCTTTTAGAGCTTCTTCGGGTAGCGCCTGTAGATTCATCAGGTTCTAACCGTAGGGCGGCGACGTTCTGTACTAGATGTTGTACGAGTCTTGCGCTTCTGACCCGGTCCTTTGGTTCCGCTGGAGAGACTAGCCACACGACCCGTGTACCCTCGACCTTGGTCCCTGATAAATCTGCCGCCACGTTGGATAGAGGATCTCGCCGTGATGATCTTCTGACACATTGGGCCAGCGTCAGTTTCAATCTGCGTGTAACCTTCAGGGCACTCAATTTCCTCTTCTCCATCTTCGTTGAACGTCGTCATCGGCGGGATAAAGATGTCAGGTACTTCTGGGTCTACTTCAACTACGGGGTCAACCTCAACAACAACCTCTTCCTCTTCCTCTTCGGGGGGCTGATCCGTTGTAATTAGCGTAGTGACCTCTGGGTCAACCTCAACAACTGGGTCAACAACTGGATCAACAACTGGATCAACAACTGGATCAACAACTGGATCAACAACTGGGTCAACCTCAACTTCAACTACCGGGTCAACCTCAACCTCAACCACTGGGTCAACAACTGGATCAACAACTGGATCGACTACTGGATCAACAACTGGATCAACAA